GGAACAATTAGTACAAAAGACCTTAACTTTAAAGAGTTTGGCTGGGAGGTTATCTCATACCAAGAACCTATGGTGGTCGATGGTGTCCATTACTGTCACAATTTTCCTACTGGTATTATGGGTAAGCCTATTAGTGGGGACAATGTTGCTCGTTCGCTCTTATTAAAAAATAAAGTATCCTCTACAGTTGGGCATTGTCATATGTTTGATTATTCTATGTGTACAACACCAATGGGTAAAAAAGTAATTGGTTTATCGGCTGGGTGTTACTTGCATCATAAGGAGGAATATGCTAGAAGTACTCAACGTATGTGGTGGAGTGGTTTAATAGTTAAACGTAATGTTAAACAAGGTGAATATGATATTGAGACTATTAAATACAATACTATAAAGAGGAAATATGGTAGAAGATAAAGTAAATTCACCATCACATTACCTTAAAGGTAGAAAAGAAACTATTGAAGTTATTCAAGATGGAATGACCGATGATGAGTACCATGGATACCTTAAAGGTAATGTATTAAAATATGTATCACGTTATAAATTTAAAGGAGAACCATTGGAAGATTTAAAAAAAGCACAGTGGTATTTAAATAGATTAATAAAGGAGGTAGAGTAATGGGTGCAGTAAAACAAGCATTAATTGAAGTTGAAGATTTAGTTTGTGGTTGTCTTCAACAACATAGAACACTAAACCAAACTATTAGAGATCTTAAAGAGATCTATAATAAAGAAGGAAAATTTAATACTTATTTATTAGATGAAGATTTAATTGAAGATAAGTATTATCAATTTAAAGGCTATTAATATAAGGAGGAAAGGAGAATGGCTAATAATTCAAAGACGAAACCAACACAACAACCCCAAAGAACTTACTTAATAAGTTCTGCACAACTCATGGATGTTATGCGATACTTGATGTCCAGACCCTATGCTGAAGTTGTCAAGCTTATGAATATGCTTGGAACTTTAAATCAATTAGATCCAAAAATAGGGGCTGACTTTGTTAAGAAAGAAGCAGTTGTGACCAATGACAAAAAGTGATATCAGTAAACACACAGGTCTTTTATTTGAACTGAAGATTGGTTTAAATAGAAACAATGCTTTGGTAATAGATTACGGTGGAAAACCTGTAGCTAAAATAAGAGAAGCATTAAAAGAATATAAGTATCATGCAAACTTATGTGCTGCTGTTATCAATCATGCCAATTCTGTTGGTAAAAAACTTGAAGAAGATGTCAAGAAATTGATTCAAACAATATAATGAATCCTAAACAGATGAGAAAGATTCGTCATAAAGCAAAGGCAATCTTGTTAGCTTGGATAAAAACTGTAGTTAAGAAAGATCAACATCATACGATTACCCCTGAGAAATTTTCTATCTTAATTAAGAATCCAAGCTACTATTGGCAAGGGAGAACCTTACTTTTACAACCTATGTCTTATCGTGGAATTGTACAAACTTTAAAGAAGCACCCCAACTGGACCTTAGAGGATTTTAAACAAAATGTATAAACCATTACCCAATTCACTAACCATTAAAACTTCAAAAGTTAATGGGCTAGGTTTGTTTGCTAAAGAAGCGATACCTAAAGCTACCAACTTAGGGATGACCCATATAAAAATAGGAGAAAAGATTATTAGAACTCCCCTTGGAGGATTTATTAATCATGCAAATGATTCTAATTGTATCAAGGTAGAATTATTAATGACTAATCATGATGATCCTGCAGTTAAATTTGATTATAAGAAGTGGAATCTAATTACAATTAAAGATATTAAACAAGGAGAGGAACTAACATTAACATATACGTTTTATAAAATTTAGAGTTTTGGTCGCTGGAGAAGTTGCACCAAAAAAAAAGGCACCCATAAAGGGTGCCCTATGTGTTGCCGAGGGGGAAGTTAATAGCTTCCCTCTTTTTTTTTATTTTAATTCTTTATATGTATAATCATATCTTCCTTCTTCATCTTCATCAGTAATCCATTTAGAAGTATCTTCAACTGACCATGTTCGTGTATTCACTAAACGATTAATTAAATTCTCTGATGGATCTGCCGCTAATGCTGGATCAAAAACTCTTAATCTATTATTAGGTTGTATAGCAAAGTTTCCTTCATCTAATTGTATAACATGACCACATTTATGTTGATCAGGTTTTTCTGAATAGCCAAAGTTTAATTCATTGTAATCACCAGCACACCAATCTAAAGTAAACAAATATGTTCCTTCTCGTTTAACTTTACGTCTTGAAAAATAAGACATTTTACTTCCTGCTAATTGGTAGAACGTAGTTGCACTGACATGATAACTAAAACTATCCCACATCATGAGTTCATTTAAAGGAAGTTCTTTAACTCCTGGTTTAGTACAGAATGCAGAGATAGGTGCTCGCCACCATAATCCCCCATCTGTCATCATGTAATGAAACAAAGGAACTTGTTTAGGTATACTTGCAACTCCAAATATAACACATTCAAAGTATTTATCGTGGGAATCTTTTTGATCTCTTAGATAATTACCACGAACATAACATTCAATAATTGGTATGTTTGCATTTAGGTAAGCCATTCTTTATAATCCTTGCCGTCATAGATCAATGATTGTTTTCTATTATTATCTTTCGAGTATGAGCAGTGTACCCATCCGCTTGAAGGGTCATCTGAATTATAAAATTCTAATATAAGTTGGTCGTATATTAATTCATTCTTAATGAATTTAGCCAATGTTTTATTATCAACTCCAAACATTTCAAAGTCAGCCGCTTCTCCTTTTGCATGCTGGCTATTTGGGTTGCTGCCTATGGCAAGGCATAGATCTGCTGAACGATAACCTGAGGTAATAACCATAGGTTTACCAAAATGTCTACGTGTAGGTTCTAAAACCTGTAGACATAAATCTGTCAGGCGTTCAATATGCTCTGGCGTAGGAGTATTATCAATACCCTTACGTGTAGCTGTTTGTGATTTTGTTAGTTCTTGTAAATTAAAGTGTCCGCTTAGTCTCATAATTAATCTGTGCTGGGAAATCCTGTAATCAATCTGATTACCCGAAATCCCATTTTTAGTTTCCCGAGTTAGATGTAAGGGGATTAGATGTGTTGACTTTAATTTCCTCTAGTTGTAGTTTAAGTAATTCAATTTCTTTTTCTAATACTGCATTTGCTTTTGCGTTATTAGATATACCAGAAATATTATCAGAAATCATTTTCTGATTATTACCTATTTGTTGTGCTAGAGGTGTAAGATCAGGACCTGTTGCTTCTGTTAAAGCAGTAAGTTTAGTTTGTATCTCACCATACTTAACAAAGCCACCTCCAATTGCAACAATTGCTGCAATCAAAGCTGCTATTCCTGCAAGCTGATCTTTTAAATTAAATGTACTTTTTTCTTTAGCCATTGTTTAACTCCTTAAGTTCCATTAATATTTTTTGTTTCTTATAATGGATCTCATTTAGTTTCTTTGTCTTAATTTCAAGGGTATCATTCTTAGTATAACTTGCTAACGTTACATTAGAATATATTTTTCTAGGATCAAATATATTTACTTGATCTAAATAAATATCTTTAGGTTTATAGAACTCTACTTTATTATAAGCAACTAAAGAAGCTTGTTCACTTACCATTGCTTCTAACTTAATTAAGTTTTTAATATTTAAGTTCTTGGATAAATCTTTAATCTCCCTATCAATCTTATCCATTACTCTATCAATATTTTTGACGAGAGCTTTTTTCTGTTGTATCTTTTTTTGTTCGGCTTCTTTCTTTGTCGAAACCACGGATGCTGTAGAAGTTTCGCTAGTGGATTTCTCTTCTTGTGTTTCTTCTTCCTCATTGGATTCTTCTACAACTTCTGTAGTTTTTTTACTTACTTCTTTTTTTTCTTGTTTGACTTCTTTCTTTTCTTCTTTGACTTTTGATTCTTTCTTTTCTTCTTTTGTTTCTTTTTCATTTGTTACTGTTTCCTTTTTTGTTTCAGTCGTTTGTATTATTGCGGGTGTTTTGGTTTTAATTGTCTTTTCTTCCTTCGTTGATGAAATCTTTTCTTCTTTAGATACCATTGGTAATGACGCTTGCTGAGTCGTTGGGGGTTCCTCATTTAGTTCTTCCGTTACTTCTTCAATAACTTGTTTCTTTATAGTCTCTACCGCTTTTGTTTCTTTTAATTCTACTATTGCGGTTTCCACTTTAACAACAGTTTCTATAGGTGTAGCTGCTGGAGTATAAATCTGGAGTTCAATTTTCTCTTCTTCAAAGGTAAGTTCTACCTGCATACCTTGACTAAGAGATCCTGTCTCTATAAGTTTTTCTTCAACTCCACTTTCAATACCAGAAATTACTTCCCAAAGTTCACTCTCATCAAGATTCGTTGTGCCTAATGCTTCGTTAAGTTCTTCAATTTCTGCTGTTGTAAAGACTTCGTATTCGTCTGTTGGAAAAGCTAAGTTTAATTCTGCACCTAATAAGTTGGGTCCTCTAGTAATTGATGTAGTACTTTCTGATCCATCAATTCCTTTCCAATACCATTCATATGAATTAGCACCAACTCCATTATAGATAAGACTATCTGAAAATTTTTGTGAGTTTGTATAATACCCTGCATCATCAGTTCTGGTCGTAGTCATTTCTGCTAATGTATCTCCACTTGAATTTTTAATTTTAATATGAAGACTATAACTATCTACCGATCCTGTGTAATCACCGCATCGATGTGAAGAAGATGACCATTCACAATTCTGTACAGAGAAATATGAATCTAAACCTATACCACCATCTAGTTTCTTTTGGTTTGAGGTATGAGAATTATTACTTTCATCGACCCCAGTTAAACCTACTAAAGTACCACTAGCAGATACTTTCATATCGTGTGATGCTTCTAGTTCCCCTGAAAAAGCTTTACCACAGGCATTACTAACTTGAGTATCACAAGTAATTGTAAAACCATTATGGGTACTATTGTTTGTAAGAGCTACGTTTGAGCTTCCACTTTGAACACCATCTAAATCAAAGTTATCTAAACTTGATGAGGTATCACCTGCGTTAGGTAATATATTCTCTATGGTAGCTGTATCATTTTCGTCTGCGAAAGAAATTCTAAGGGTTAATATCATCGCAAAAAATATTGACACGATAAACCGCATAAGCCATAACTCCTATAAATATAATTAACCAAATCATCTAGTATGTAATTCTAATT